CCCGCGCGAGTACGCCAACGGCGGCACGAAGGCCGACGGCACGCACTTCGACGGGTTCGGCGCAAGCGACACCGTCGGGCGCCGCCGCGTGTTCGGCGCGTTCCTGGGCGAGGGCCTCGACGGCAAGGGCGGCGCCGGCGCGGTGCTCGCCTACCGCATGGCGACGGCCGCTGCTGCTCGAGCAGCCAAGACGTTGCAGAACTCAACGCCGGCCGCCGCGATCACGCTGACGGCGCGCTACAAGGGCACCCGCGGCAACGGCTTCGGGCTGACGCACCGACCGGCCACAGACGTCGGCTTCGACGAGCTCGTGCTCATCGAGGGTGGCCGCGAGGTCGAGTCCTACGTCTACACCGAGACCGATGTCACGGCGCTGGCCGCAGCGATCAACGCCAACACGTCGTCGCTGATGACCGCCGCGTCGTCCATCACAGGCGTCGCGCTCGCCGACGTGTCGAACGTCGCGTTCACCGGCGGCAACGACGGCGCGACGCTGCTCGTCGCCGACTACACGACGATGCTCGCCGCCATCGAGTACGAGCCATTCGGCGTGTTCGCCGCCGCCGGCGTGACGGACTCGACCGTCCTCGCCGCGATCTACGCGTGGCAGGACGACGTCGCCGCGCTCGGCAAGCCGTTCTTCCTGCTCGAGGGCGGCCCGTCCTCCGAGGCGTTCAGCGCGCACAAGACCCGGGCGCTCGCGCGCAACGACTCCGACGCGATGAACTTCGGGACGGGCAGCGTCGCGGACTCGACGCTCACCACGGACGGCTCGGAGATCACCCTCGCGACCTCCGAGGCGGTCGTGCGGGTCGCCGGCGCCGTCGCGCGCCGCGGCGAGCTCATGGACATGGTCAACGTGCGGTTCGCCGGCTGGCGGATCATCGGCGGTGCGACGCGCGCGCAGGCGATCACAGCCGCGACGTCGGGCATGACGCTGCTGACCCGCGACGCCGACCCGATCGCGCCGACGAAGATTGGCCTCGGCGTCACGTCCTACAGCTCGGACACGGTCGGCAAGCCGCGGTGGCACTACGGCAACGTGAAGTTCATACGAACCGACCAGGGCTTCGAGACGGACATCGCCAGCGACCAGGAGCACGGCGACCTCATCGGCGAGCTGGGCATCTCAGACCGCGGCCGCGACATGGTGCTCGGGCGCGCGCAGACGATCCTGCAACGCCGGATCGACCAGGGCGTCATGCAGTCGCGATCGACGGTCATGCTCGACCCCGACGTGCCGATCGACGACGACTCCGACGAGGTCGCGCTTGCCTACGACGTGTGGGACGTCCGCGGCCTGCGCAAGATCCGCAACCGCATCCGCCTGCACTAGGAGGACACCCCGATGGCCGAGCCCGCAAACGACGGCAACATCCGGATCTCCGGTCGCTTCGGCGAGGTGTTCGTGGTGCGTCGCGCGCTTGTTATGCCGGGCAGCGGTGCGCGGATTCCCGGGCCACCGGTCGGGGTCAAGCTCATGGAGGTCGAGTCGATCGAGGCGACGCAGGAGCGCACCTTCGTAGACGTCAACCTGCCGGGCACCGGCGAGACCGGGAGCAAGCGCGCCGGCGTTACGCGTAACGGCACGATGACGATTCAGCACCTCACGACGGAGTGGGACGAGTACGTCATGGCGACGCAGTTCCTTGAGCGCCTCTCCGATCGCCGTCGCGCGCGCGACCTCGGGCAGCGCCTCGACGGCAAGCTCGTGCTGCAGGTCTGGAACGACGACGACGCCGCGCTTGCCGCCGAGGGCTGGCAGGTCGAGGGCGTGGACATCGGCCGCGTGAGCGTCGGCTTCTCGCAGGACGACACCCTCACCCGCGAGAAGCCCTTCCGGTTTGACCGGCTTCGCACCATCCGCGGCTTCCAGCGCATCGGCGGCCAGCTCGACCCCGTGACAGGGCTGCCCGCGATCGAGTACACGGTCGGGCAACCGACCTAAGCGCCGTGGCCGACGAGCGCGATGCCGAGCGGCTGACGCGCCTGCAGTTCCGTTTCTTTGAGCTCACGATGTGCCGCGAGGTGCCCATCCGAGCAGGCGAAATGCTCAAGGACGCGCAGGCCTCAGTGATCCTCGCGACAGAGCGCCTCTCAGCGCAGACCGTGTCAGGGCGTAGCCTTCCCCCCGGTCCGCAGCCCCGACCGTAGGAGGGACCTCAATGCCAGACGCTGCCACGAAGGCGCCACCCGCGCCCAACGGTGCGGACGCCGTCGCCGAAGTCGCCGAGAAGCGCGATCCCGGCCAGGCCGTCAAGGCCAACGCGCTCGCGTACTTCATGGGGCAGGCGCCGCCGCCGGGCCGCGACAAGCGCATCCTGCTGGACGTGGACTTCGGGCCGCTCGGCGAGCCGAATCTCCAGCGGTGCGTCTTTCGGCCGTTGTCCAACGACGAGCTGATGAAGTGCGACGACCTCGCCGAGAGCACGAACGGCACCGGCGAGAAGCAGCGCGACATCTTCAAGCGGTGGTCCTACGTCTACGCCTTCGCGTGTGTTGACCCGGACCTCGGCGAAGCGCTGACCGCTCGCGGCGGGCCCGGCGGCGAGTTCTCGGACACCGCCGCGCTCGTGCGCGAGGTCTTCCGCTTCCAGGCCGGTGTCCTCGGACAGGTCGTCTACTACATCGAGCGCTACTCTCGGACGGCGATCGACTCCGACACGGCGGTCCGCGAGGTCGAGGCGGGAAAAGGCTCGTCCTAGCCGGCGGCGAGGCGTCGCTGCTGTATCGCGTGTGGCGCTACGGCGGCGGTGACTGGACGTTGCCGTGGCGCGTCTACCACGGCCTCGGCGAGGACTTCCGGCCGCTCAACGACCCCGACGCGGCACCGCGGCGCATCCCCTACCCGACGCGCTACCGGCACTTCATGTACGGCATGGCGAAGGCAGGCGCCGTGCTCGAGGAAGGCGCACCCGACGGCATGGCGCCATCGCGCCCGTCGCGTCGCGAGCGCGAGCTGAAGGCCAAGGGCGGCATCGTCCTGCCGACAGGGGCCGCCAAGCCTCGGCGATGATCCACGCGTGCCGATCGCGACCGCCAGTTCGGCCTATGTGCTCGAGGACCGCGCGAGCCCGACTCTCAAGGCGATACGGCAGGAGGCCGAGCGCGCGACCGTAGCGCTCCGCGCGACAGCGACCGCAGCCGACAAGATCGGTGCGCCGTCGCAGATGCAGCGCCTCGACCGCTTCGAGACCAAACTCCGCGGCGTCGCGACGACCGCCGAGACGACGAGCACGCGCGTGCAGCGCACCGTCGGGCACATGGAAGGCGCGATCCGTCGCGACACGCTCAAGGCCGAGGCGCGGCTGACATCCCTCGAGGAGCGCCTCGACGCGGTCGGCCGCAAGCGCGCGACCCCGACCGTTGAGCTCGACGGCTACCTGACCGTGCGCGCGCAGATCGCAAGTCTGGACCGCGCGCTCGACTCGCTTGCGCGCCGGCACGCCTCCCCGACCATCGGCACATCGATCGCCGGCGGCGCCGCGCGAGCTGCCGGCGGGGGGGGACGTTCCGGCATCTTCGCCGGGTCCGGCGGGATCGGCGCGTTCACGTCGCGTCCAGCGCTCATCGCCGGTGCGCTGACGCTCGGCCTCCCCGTGCTCGGCAGCATCCCGCCGGTAGCGGCGTCGCTGACCGGAGGAGCGCTCGGTGCTGGGTCCGTCGGGGCCGCCGGCGGCGGCGCGCTGCTGGCGGGCGTCGCTGGCATCGCGTCCGTCGCGAAGCCGGCCGCAGCGGCGGTCAAGGCGCTGAGCAAGGAGCAGGAGCAGTACAACGCGACCGTCGCGCAGTACGGCGTCGCGAGTAAGCAGGCAGCCGAGTCGCGTCGGCAGCTCAACGCGGCGCTAGCTGCCGCGCCGCCGGGCGCCGCGAACTTCCTGCGCGAGCGGACGCTGCTCGCGAGCCGATGGCAGCGCGTGACGGCGCCAGGCCAGGCCGACATTCTCGGCCTCGGCGCCGGTGCGGCACGACGTGTGCGATCTGCGGCACCGTTCCTAGGCGCGCAGGCCAACGTCGCCGCCGGAGCCACGCGCGAGCAGGGCCTGAACCTCGCGGGATGGGCGACGAGTCCGGCCGGGCTCATCATCGTGAAAGACCTCACGAGGGCGTTCGCGGACAACCTCGACGAAGCCGAACAGACGCTCGAGCACGTCCTCGGTACCGCCGGCAACATCGCCCGCGCGTCGACCCCGTTTTTTCACGAAGGGATGGTCTTCCTTGAGCGCTGGACCGGCGGGTGGGAACGCTCTACGCGGGACATAGGCCAGACGCGCCAGCAGATCGGCGGCTACGTCGATGACCTCAAGGCGATCGGGCATCTCGGTGGCGCAGGCTTCGACCTGATCCGCGATCTCATCATGCCCGGCCGCCAGCAGGGCACATCGCTCGTCGAGGACCTGACCATGCAGCTCCGCGAGTGGGACGACTGGGCGCAGCACAACCCCGAGAGAATCCGCCGCTTCTACCACGACAGCATCGAGGGAACGAAGGACCTCGTCGGGCTGATCGCGACGCTAGGCGCCGATCTGCGCGACGTCGCGCAGATCCTGCTGCCCATCCTCAGCCGCTTCGCGGAGCTCGGGCAGATCGCCGGCGGCACGGGGCTGCTGCTGCCCACCCTCATCCGCGCCGGACTCGGTCGCGCGATGGGTGGTCGCGGCGGCGGAGCGCCGGCCGCCGCGGGCGCCGTCGCGACGACTGCTGTCGTCGCTGGCAGGATGGCGCGCGGCGGCGCTCGAGCGCCCGCGAGAACGCCGATCGGCCGATCGGCTCCCGTCGTCTACGGCACCGGTTACCGCTCCGGCGACGCCCTGCACCCGGCGTTCGCGCCGGTCCCCACAGCCGCCGGGGCATCCGGACGTCTGGCGGGGCTGCGCGGCCGTGCGATCGGTGCCGCGGGCTCTGTAGGGCGCTTCGCTGCACCCGTCGCCGCTATCTCGGGGGTCCTCGGCGCCGCCGGCACAGCGGGCACCTTCGAGGAGCGGATGCAGGGCGCCGTGTCGGGTCTGACGTTCGGGCTCGTGCCGGCGCCCACGACGGGGGCGATGGCTCGCGAGCAGGGCGCCGCTCGCGTACTCGGCGACATCGAGCACCTCGGGTCGCCGGCGTCGGCCGCAGACTACAGGCGCCAGATAGCGGACCTCGAAGCCAAGCGTCGGCGAGCGTCGGCACGCTCGAGCGTCGGGGCGGGCGGCGGGCTGTTCGGTGGGCACGGAACGCTCGGGCTGTTTCAGGCCGGGCGCGGCGGCGACGCCGGGCCGTCGGAGACCGAGGCCAAGCGCAACGCCGCGGCCGTCAAGGGGTACGCCGACGCGATCCGCGACCTGCGTCGCGAGCAGGCGTCCTACCGCGCCGAGGAGGATCGCCGTCACGGCGTCGCATCGGAACTGCACGGATCGCAGCTCGCCGACAGCTTGCAGACCGGCTACGGGACGCTGCGCCGCGTACGCGGGCCGGAGTCGGCGCTGCAGGACACCGCCGAGTCGACGCTGCGGCGTATGCGCAGGATGCGCCCGGAGGGCGCGAAGGTCCTCGGGGAGTCGATGCTCGCGTGGTCGCGTGAGATCGCGAAGGGCAACCCGAAGCTGCAAGCGATCGTGGACGACATGACGCGCGGGATAGAACGACGCTTCTCGCGGCTCGGAGATCGCGTCGTCATCGTGAACGGCCAGATCCTGACCGGCACCCGCGCCGAGTGGACGCAGATCGGTGCGGCGATGACGACGCCTGCCGAAGAGGCACAGCAGAAGGTCACGAAGGCGTTCACCGCGATCCAGCGCCAGGCCATCGGGTCGCTGCGCGCGATGGGCTTCACGACCACGGAGGCCCGCGGGCTCGTGCGGGGCATGGAAGCGGGCAAGGTGAAGGCGGGCAGCCCGCTGACGACCGCCGCAGGCGCCTCGGCCGGCGCGCAGACGACCGCCGGTCCGTCGGGAGACGGCATCGGCGACGGACCCGGCACGAAGCGTCGCCGGCCGATCGGCGGGACGTCCACCCGCGGCGGACTCATGGGCGCGAAGTCCGGGCTCGGTGTCTATGCGCAGGACGCCGCGGGCTACGGCCTGCACGTCTCCAGCGGCCGGCGACCCGGTGCGATCACGAGCTCGGGCAACGTGTCCTACCACTCATCGGGCGACGCGGTCGACCTCTCCGGCACCCCGGCCGACATGATGCGCTACGCCCGGCACGCCTCGTCGAGCTACGGATCGCGCCTCGAGGAGCTCATCCACACACCGCTCGGTCACGGCCAGATCAAGGACGGCCGGCCGTTCGTCTACACGGGGCAGGTCGCGCGCGACCACTTCGACCACGTGCACGTCGCCGACACCGGCGTCGGCGGGCTGGCAGGCGGTGGCCCCGGCGGCGGGGCACAACCGGTCGGCGCCGGGGGCCGAAGCGCGCGGCTTGACCGACGAACGTCCGGGCTGCGTGGCGCTCCCGGTGCCCTCGCCGATCGCGCGATGGACGTCTACGCCCGCGCTCTTGAGGACCGGATCAGCTCGGCGGGTGGTGGAGGGAACGTCGGCGGTGCTCGCGGCGGCGGCAGATGGGCGGCGCTTGTCGCTGCGGTCGGCCTGCCGTCGATATTCAACGCGATCATCGGCGCGGAGTCCGGCGGCGACCCGAATGCCCGCAACCCGTCCGGCGCGATAGGCCTGACACAGCTTCTCGGGCACGGAGCGCTTATCCAGCGCGTCGCCCGGCAGCTCGGCCTACCAGCCGACCCGCGCATCCCGCGCGTCAACCTCGGCGTCGCAAAGCTGCTCTACGACGAATCTGGGCTGGCGCCGTGGACAGCATCGCGCGGCGCGTGGGGAAACTCGCTGGGCCGCGGCCGCGGTGACGGGATCGGGTGGTACGGCCGCGGCGGGTCCGGAACGGCGCGACGCCCGACGCTCATCGGTGTCGGCGATCACCCACGTGGCGAGGACTTCTCGGTCCGCCCGACGCGCCTCGGGCCGCCGAGCTCGCGCGCCGGCGGGCGCGCGGGCGCGGGCGCCGTGGGGCTGGCGACCGTCACGATCCAGAGCATGACCGTCAACTGGGCGCGCGAGGGCGACCTCAAGCAGGCGATGAAGGACGAGTTGCGGCAGGCGCTCGACGAGCTGGCGCACGAGCTCGACCACGGCGTCGCCGCCGACGAGGATGCGCTGATTCGCTGATGCCGAGCGAGACCGCATCCGGCAAGTGGCGGCCAGACCTGCCGTTTGACGGCGACGACGGCCTCAAGGTCACGCTGCGCCGCGAGGCCGGCATGACTCC